CAATACCCATGATTGCGTTACGCAGTGAAGGAGGAATCGCAAACTTACGACCATCCATTGGTACGTCAGCGTCGTCCATCAACTGGATGAGCTTACGGAAACCAGCGTCAGTGAACAAGTCAGAGGTGGTTACAGTGTCAACAGCGTAAGCGGTCAAACCTGTTGAAGCGTCGATGAAGTACGAATTGCTGTGTACCCAGTCAGCGCCGTCGCTGTCACCAAAAGACTTACCTAAGTTAATGAGGTCGTCATCAACTTGTTTAGCCAAAGCGTAACCAGCGTCTTCCGTGTAGAAAGAACGCAGCGATGCCAAAGCCTGAACTTCGACGATGTCCTCGATGAAACGTGAGTACTCGAAGTGACGGTTGATGAGAACCTGTACTTCGCTCTCGGTATCAGCTTGGATTGTAACTGCGGTGTTTGCAGCCTTGAGGGTTGCAGAACCACGAGTTGGCTTAGGAATGTGCAGCGTGTCGCCTTTTTTGCCTTTGAAAGACATTTTGCGAACGAGGTTTGCCAATACTAAGTTTTTCTGATAGGCAGCGATGACTTCATCAGACCAAATTTCTGGTACGAAGGTTGCTGCGTTTGTGCTGTTAACGATAGATGAACTACCGCCGGGGTATGCTACTTTTGCCATGATGTATTTCCTTTAATTAGAAAGTCTAAAATTACTTAACTCTCCCCTCAGCGTATGCTGCCATAATCTCGTCAGAGAGTTGCATATACCTGTCAGGGTCGGTCATTCTCAGTTTAATAAGGTCTGCTCTACGATATACTTTTCGACTGGTTTCACCAGCGCCACCAACATCGACTGTAGCTGCACGCATTGCCTGTTCTTGAGACTTGCTTTCTACATTGGCTGATTGTTGAACTTGGTTCTGCTGTTTGATTTGTTTGAGTTCCTTGTAGGTACTTAACAATTCATCAGCGGATTCAAAGTCAAACTCAGCGTCTGCACGAGCAAACAAGTTTAAGCGAATAGCTGAAGATTTTACCCAATCTTGAAACCCTGCATCTTGTGCGATGGTTGCAAAGTCTGGGTGCTTTGAAGCCAGTTGTTGTGCTGTCTTCATGCGCTTCATTTCTAACGCTGCTTGTCTTGCTTCAAGAACTGCAGGATGCTTCTCTACTTGTCTGTTGACCGCACTAGCTGGGTCTGCAAAAAAGTCGTCTTCGAGCGATTCTTCAATAGGCTTCGCTTCCTTAGCCCTAGAGTCGAGTTGTTGTTTTAACAGTTGGTCTGCAAGACTTCGTACTTCGTGAACCTCATTCGCTTGACGACCGATTAGCTTTTCAGCCTCTTGGTGCATCCTAGCAATCTCAATAGCAGTCTTACCACGATACTTCTCTGGTAATTCTTCCACGGGTTCTTTGACATCAACCGCTTCAGTAGTATCTGCCGATGTAGAATCAGGTACTGGGGTTGTAATATCTTGTACTACTTCTTGCTCACTGCCGTTAAACAGTTCTTCTTCTTGAATAAAGTTTGCTGCCATTTAAAGTCTCCCGTCCAGCTTGAGATAATCAAGTGATTTTAGGATTTATAATCTAAGGCTCTTGCGAGGTGTCTTAGGCGTTTTGTTTTGCTTCTATTTTCTGTTTTTCCTCATGTCTTTTAGCCCATTTGTCATAAGCCGAAACATACACAGGGTCTGTTCCATCTAGCTTTATGCGAACTGGCGAGACAATCCGAACTGCAGATTTACTACAAACAGGACAGGACATTGTCTGTATCTCATAACTACAATAATGTTCTGTCATATGACCGTCATCACAACGGAAGTCATACATCCTACGCATCCCGAGCCTCTCCCGAGGAGTCGGTTTTTAATTCTTCGTAGGACCTCTCATAAGACGACTTCATTGACCGAAACCATTGAAGTACATCTAATTGACCTTTTTTAAAGTGAAGTTCCTGCTCACTTTGGATTACAAAGATGTTGTTATTAGCGGTATACACTTTTTCAACATCTTCCATTAAATCTTGCCACGCTTCAGACGCAAACATTGCAAACATTCGTTCATAATGTTGTTCGAGTTGTTTCTCCATAGAACTTATTACCTTTCTGCAAATTATCTTTAACTGTTATAACTTGTAGATTCCAAGGCACATGGAGTCCACAAACTGTTTTTCCTTGTAAAGGGACAATGTGGTCTACTGCGTGAGGCTCGCCGCTATATTTTGAGAACATAGCTGCTACTGAATACTTACACTCAATTAGAGTAAAATCTGTTTTTGTAAGCCACTTTGGAGTAGCTTGTAATTCAGATGCTCGTCTTTTTGCTCTTTTTGCGGCATATTTGGGCTTATTTTCTTTATAATGCTGTGTCCAATACGCCGTTATAGTTTGTTTCTGCGCAGTGCTTTGTCGATAAACATGGTGACACTGTTTACACATATGATAAAAACCATCTTTTCGGCTTTTATCTTTAGCAAACAAAGAAAACTGCTTTATCTCACTGCAAAGAGAACATTTTTTCATCGTTTAAAACATACTTGACTTTGTGTTGCAATTCTACCACACTTTTGTTAAAAAGTCAATAGTTTTCTTTACTTTTGAGCTGATTTCTGCATCTGTAGCTCAACAATCTTGCCTTTGTTGTCAATCTCTTTCTCACGGAGCATCAAATCAGCGATTCTTGCACGCTTCTCGAACTCATTGTCTTGGTTTTGACCATCAATGTTGGTAGAAAGTGAGCTAATAACCTTGGCTTTAAGTTCTTCAGGCAGTAATTGGGTCTCAACTACGGTCTTCTGAGCCTCTGCTTGGTCACGCATTGCACGGGCTTGGAGCGATTGTGTCGTTGCTTGAGCCTGTTCCATCTGCATCTGCGCTGCCATCTGCTGTTGTTGCTGTGCTTCAGGGTTAGGCTGACTCATCTGTGTCAAGGCTTGCTCCATCTCAGCACGATTAGACAGGCTGGAGTTAGCAATAATACCTTTAAGGATGATTGGCAATACAGGAGTATCAGGTCCAAGAGTCTGTAGCAAACCGATAAGCTGTTGCTGTTCGTATTCACGAGCCATGATACCCAATGTAGCGGTAGGCATAAACTTCATGTCTACAGAAGGATAACGCTCAGGGTCAAATTGCATATAGCGGAACGCAACCTTTTTAATCAATGGAACCATGAAATCTTCTTGGAAGTTTGTCAGGGTACGCTTGTACTTCTTGATGATGCCAGAAACAGCCATCGACATACCAGCACCCGAAGAATCACGGGTAGCTTGCGTTACCATGCCTTGGCTATCCAGAGTACCAGTTGCCATGAGTAACATACGCTCAAAGTCTCGTGCGGTAGCAGCAGACTCAGGGCTGGTTTGTCCAAACTTGAATGGCATCATAATCTCAGCAGGATTACCATTCGTGAGGATTGCTTTGCCGGGACGAACTTCAAACTTAGCGCCACGAGGTAAGCGAGTAGCATCCATCGCAATCATTGGTGCAGTGGTCAATGCCAAGCTGTCTAGGTGGCTGCGGAGCTGTGCATCAATAGCCTTTTGCATATTGTATGCTTTTTCTACTGTGCCACGACCCCAGAAGCGGTTAGGAACGGTATCGTCTTGGTAAGCAACTACAGGACGGTCTTTCATCATGTAGGGGTTACGCTCTGCCTTGAGTAATAGACCATCATTAGCAATCACCACAATAGCCTCTACAAGGTCGCTGTAGGTGTCTGCAGTGCTGGACTCAGGGAACAGGTCAACTACCTCGTCTCCGTCGTTCTCAAGCTCATCTAGGTACTCTCTAGGGACTAATCCGTAATAGGTGAGAAGTTTAACCTTGTCATCTTGATACTGTACTACTTCTTGGGTTACTTCTAAGTCGTCATCGTTGCCAGCAGGTCCGATGTCTACCTTGCGATAGATACCTCTTTCCATACCTTTTACCACTTTGTGGATAGAGACAAACTTCTCAATCGCTACACCCATCGCATCCTCAATCGAGGTAGCGTTAGGGTCAATCAGGAAGTTCTTAGGGTTTACTGGGTTAATTTTAACGCAGAAGTATTCTTTCTCTTGTACTCCATACGCAGCTTGCGTACTGCCGGGGATAGGCTGAGTGGACGGAATGTACTCTGTCTCGGTCTTAACCATAATCTCACCGATACCAGTACCATAAATCTCTGCCATCAGTTCAATCTGGTCTACTGACTTACGAATCTTGTTCGCAGTTAAATCTTCCATCAGTAAAGCACGCATTGCTTGGACATCCATCGGATTACCGTTATAGTCCATGATGTCGTCTTTGATGTCGAAGAACTCTCCGTTACCGAAGATAGCTTCCATAATCTCAGCGTGGCGAGTCTCAACTGCTTGCTGCGTTGCGGGACTAATTAAGCGACTACGCTCGGACTCACGAGTACGGTCTTCAGAAGCCCAAACACCACGGAAGATACGTTCGTATTCTTTCCAGTCTTCTAAGTAGTTCTCGTCACGGCTATCACGCCAGCGGTCACAGTGTTGTACAACGAACGCTGCTAACTCTTTGTCAGCCTCAGAAGGTTCTTCCCACTTCGTACCTTCGTTGTTGTCTTTCATTTCAGCCATTTTTAGTCCTTGTTAGAATTTTTTAGTGTAACGAGCCATGATGTTATACATGGTGTCAGGCATATAGCCTTGTTTAGGTATTACTCCGCCGCTAATGTCCAGATTACCTCCAAACAGTCCTGTGTTATAACCGACGTCGTACATCTCTGGCATACGTCTGTAAGTCATGTCTTGTCCTTGTACAAAAGGAATGGAAACACCACCTCTAAAATTGCCTATTTCTGTCCCTAATCGTGCATTAGCCATGCTTGGGATTACTTGTTCCATGCCGTTATCAAAAGGTTGACGAATACCAGAAGTAGCGGCAATATTGGCAACAATGTTAGGATTACGAGAAATCTCTGCGTCTAAGATACTAAAAAACTGTGGACCTAGCTGTTGAAACCCTCGAGACACAAAATCGTCGCCCAGTATTTGGCGATAGTAATTACTTTTTTCCAACAACTGACGAGCGTTTTCAGGTGTGAAAGCATCGCCAAACTGCTGTGGAAGGTTTACATTTTTAGGTTCTGCCATATCAGTATCCTGAAATTACATCTAAAGTTTCCCACTCATCTCCACCATCATCAGCATCGAAGTTGGGGCGGACTAACTGCTCGATGTACGCTAACGCATCCACCGTGTCATCGTGTACTCCCTGTGTGGGGAACATTAGGAGTTCATCAACAAACAAATCAAAATCACCTTCAGCGTTTAGGACAA